TCATAATGTGGACACTGGGTTGTACTTCATGGCCTCATTTAAATAGTCTGGTGCAAGGTGTGAATAGGTCATTGTTTGCATTATTGTTGAGTGTCCTAATATCTTCTGTAGCGTTAATATATTGCCACCGTTCATCATAAAGTGACTCGCAAACGAATGTCGTAACACATGTGAAGCCTGACCTTTAGGTATATCGAAGTTCTGTTTCTTTAATCTGGCTAGGAATACAGTGTAAGACCCATTAAATAATCGACCACTTTTACCATGTGCAATTTCCTTTAAAAGCTCATCAGTGATAGGGACTGTTCTGTTTTTTCCGTTCTTAGTATCACCAAACGTCACTCGCCCGTGCACAATATCACTCGTTTTCAGTTCTGCAGCTTCACTCCAACGCGCACCGGTGGATAAACATAACTTAGCGATATGTAATTCGTCACCACTTAGGTTTGTTAATAATTGCTTTATTTCGGCTTTAGTTAGGAAACCCATTTCAGGCGCACGTACTTTTAATGGTCCCATGCCCTTGAATGGGTGTTCATTATGGAACTCTTCCGCTTTAATCAATGCGGTAAAAACACTACTCAACCGTGTTTGATTGCGGTTGATAGATGCGGGCTTCATACCTCCTGCCATTTTATCAGCACGATATTGCATGAAGCGTTGCCGTGTTAGCTGGTCAGCCCTTAGATTACCTAAGTCAGCATTAATCGTGATTAGGTGTTTTAGTTCTCTAGGACCTGTCTTGAGCTGCTGGCCATGGTAATGATACCAAAGGTGGATTAAATCGATGAGAGGGCGCTTATCAGCGGTTTTCTCAATCCAATCCTTTTGATTTTGAGTTGAAAGCAGCCAGCGCTCGTATTTCTGAGCCTCACCTTTGGTTGTAAACTTCTTTCTGTAGCGTTTACCGTCACGGCCTTGTGGACGGCAATCGACTTCGTAGCCGTTCGTGATCTGTTTAATTGACATTAAATTAGCCTTTTAATACTGGTGTTACATACAGTACTATAGGGGGTGAGTGAGGAGTATTCAATGTTTGTTTGTCGCTGATTAATACACAACAACTATTGTATATGTGTCATGTACAGGTTGTTTTTTCTTCAAAATATGTTGTAAATCAAATATAAATATCTATATTTCTTTAGAACGCCATCATTAGACTGGACTTTCACCTTGTAAATAGTACTTAAATGACTTTCAGGTTATTTGATCGACAAACGGCAAAAAATAAATTTAGTGTTCAGCACTATTAAGTTATTATAGAGCTCTGTAAAGTAGGCCTTAAAATGCCTTAATTGACAAGGCATAGTAATAAATGAACCCTCATTCACTTAATAAAAAAAGAGAACTAGGTGCGTATTATACACCTCCTGAATTGAGCCAAGTTCTTGTCGACTGGGCTATTATTTCACGATTAGAAAATATATTAGAGCCTAGCTTTGGTGGTTGTGGTTTTTTTGAAAGCTGCATTAAAAAACTTGAAAATTTGGGATGTAAAATACCAAGTGAGCAATTGTATGGGGTAGACATAGATCCTCATGCATTTGATATACTTAGCCAAAAATTTGGCGAAAAGGTCTCTTTAGACAAACGGTTTTTACATAGTGATTTTATTTCAGTTTCTCCTGAACAATTTCTGGTGCCTGACTTTGATGTTGTTTTGGGTAATCCTCCCTATGTATCGATGCACAATATGTCTTTAGAGCAAAGGCGTAGATGTGAGAAAACATTTAAAGAATCTCCATTTATAAAAAAAACGATGGGAAGGAATGTAAGCTTATGGGCATTCTTCCTATTACATAGTCTTTCATTTCTGAAAGACGGAGGTAAAGTTGCTTGGGTTCTCCCATCTAGCTTACTGCACACGGATTATTCTAAAAAACTAATTGAAGTGCATAAACAGCATTTTAAAACAGTAAAAATTGCCAAACTAGCGGAGCGTTTTTTTGTTAGTGAAGGTGCTCAAGAAACTTCTATTGTATTAATAGCCGAAGGGTTCAGCAAAACTGCGAGTAATACAGGTTGTTTAGAAATCTCTTCAGTTCATAATATTGAAGAGCTCCATGAATTTATACATGCACCTATTGACCAAAAAAAGCAAAATCATTTTGATAATTATAAATTTTCCTTATTATCAAGTGCTATTAGGGATTCTTATTTTCAGGTTGAACAAAGTCAGGTTTCAAAAAAGTTAATTGATTACCTGAATATAAAGATCGGGATGGTAACTGGTGCAAATAAATTCTTTATTATAAACAGAGATACTATCGAGAAGAATAATCTTGATAGTAGCTATTTAAGACCTATTGTCAGCCGGTTTTCTTGTCTAGTTGGTGTTCGACATAACAAATTAAGACAGAGAGAAAATGAAGATAATAATCTCCGTTCATATCTTTTAAACCCTTGTAATGAGGATATGAAAGAAAAAAATACACCTATACGTAATTACTTAGCTCAAGTTTCAGCTAAGGAACGCAGACGCAATAAAACATTTCCTAAAAGAGCTAATTGGTACACACCTGATGACAATATCTATCCAGATGCATTCTTCTCTTATATGAGTCATTTAGGCCCGCGAATTGTTCTTAACCAAGGGAAAGTAAACTGTACTAACTCAATTCATAAAGTATTTTTTAATGAACGTTTATCACATAGTCGTAAGCTAGCTATATCTATCAGTTTATTATCATCATATTCTCAATTATCTGCTGAAATCGAAGCAAGATCATATAGTTCTGGTGTATTGAAGATTGAGCCTACCGCAGGTAAGAACATCAGAATAATAATGTCAGACGAATGCATTCAAGATTTGGCTAGTAATGTGACTCATATTGAAAATTTATTAATAAAAGATAAACAACCTGAAATGACCATATTTATTGATGACATATTTATTAAGCATGACATTCTGACGAAAGATCAATGTAACCTATTTCGTGAAGGTGTAAGGATACTCAGAAAAGAACGTTATAAAGGGGTTAAGACTTACGATGAGTAATGAAACTTTATTAAAGAAGCAATTATCAAAGCTACTAGAAAAAGATAATGTTGATTATGGAAAAGTACTTTCACTTGCATCTGAAATATCAGAGCATGATCAACATAATGTGAGATTTTCAGTTGATGCCCAAGTTGTCCAAAGACTAGGGGAGCAATTAGTAGCTAAAAAAACAACCGCATTAAGTGAGCTAATCAAGAATTCTTACGATGCTGATGCTACAAAAGTTACTGTGTTATTTGAAGCAACTGAAGACGCAGGCGGTGACATTACTATTCAAGATAATGGTAATGGGATGTCTAAAGCTGACTTAATTAATGGCTTTATGAAAATCAGTACCTCAGATAAAGCTGAGAATCCTAAAAGCCCTGTTTATGATAGACAGCGGGCTGGTAAAAAAGGGATAGGTCGATTTTCAGCTCAAAAGATTGGAAGTAAATTAACCATCATAACTCGATGCTCTTCAAATGAACCTTATTTGGTCGTTAACATTGATTGGGATGATTACAGTGCCAAGAAGTCATTATCTTCAATTAGTAATAATATAATTACTTCTAATGAAAATTTTGGTTTTGAAAAAGGAACTCAGTTAGTTATCTCAGATACGCGTGATATCTGGTCTCAGGAGAATATTCAAACAGCGTATAGATATACATCCTCAGTAGTTAAGAATAAACCTTCAATTAAGAAGTGTGGAATAAAAGATCCTGGTTTTAAAGTTAAGATTAAATCCTTTTTTTCATCCGAGAACACCCCGTCAAATATCGTCGATGACGATACTGAATATTTGCAATATGCAGATTCAATTATCACATCTTGGATTAATGATGACGGTTGTTGTGTCGTTAAAATTAAAGGGCAAAATGGAGTCGATTTATCCGATAAGTTTATTCTTGACTTAAAGGTTTCGGACCTATTAAAAAAAGTGAATTTTAACTTTAGCGCACATTATTTTGCTATTGCAAAGAGTGAACCAGGAAAACATTTTCTGAAAACATATTTACGAAACAATGGTGGGATAAAGCTATTTCGTAATGGATTCTATGTAGCTCCTTACGGCGAGTTACTTAATGATTGGCTTGGCCTCGATGATTCATCTAGACGTAGGGTTATTCTACCTCCACATTCTAATACTAACTTTATAGCGAGTATTAATATTCTAGATAATGAATTATCGATGTTTGAAGAAACATCAGCAAGAGAAGGTTTAATCGAAAGTGATGCTTATAAAGAGCTTTGCAGCTTATCGTATGCGCTAATTGTCGAAGCTGTAAAGCGGATTTCGGCAGTTAGGGGAGTAAAAATTACGGCAAATCAAAAAGATTTTGTACCTAATAAACCGATAGAGACTCAAGTAAAGGATCAGGTTGAGGTTGTTGTCGAGACTCTTAATAATTGGGTAGAGGCTTCAAGCAAGGTTAATGAAGTTGTTACCGATAATGAAGTTGTTACCGATAATGAAGGTGTTACCGATAAGCCTGTAAATGAAAAACCAGCGTTACCAGAAACTGTAATTCCTAAGCTTATTCAAGAGCAGGTTGAAAAATTATCTATTCTTACGAATGAATTAATAGATGAAAAGCATATGTATAAAGTGCTTACTTCAACGGGTCTTGCTATTGCAGAGTTTACTCATGAAATTCAGTTGTATCTTGATGCTTTAACTTTAACAAGCACCCAACTGAAAACTATACCAGATGAATATCCAGAACTTAAAAGAACAGCTGATATTTTAGATGGCAACCTAAGTATGTTAATTGCTTATACTGATTTTTTTGATGATACAATTCGAAGTAACTCAAATCGCGAAAAGTCTTATTATGAAATAAGAGATATTGTAGATAAATTCTTTACCGCAATGGAACCGACATTAGATCGTAGAGGGTATGAGTTAATTAAAACTTACGATGACTGGGGGATTTGGACAAAACAAATCCATATATCAGAGCTGTCATCAGTACTTATGAATTTGTTCACCAACGCTTGTAAAGCAATTAAACGTTCTGGAAATGCAAATGGCCAAATAGGCGTTTTTATATCTTCTACAATGGATGACATCGTAATTAAGTTCGAAGATACAGGTGATGGAATCCCAAGTAAAAATAGGAAGCGTATTTTTAATCCTTTATTTACTACATCGGTCACTGCTGGTGCATTTAGTTCTGACAACCAGAATTTAAGGGGGATGGGACTTGGACTTACAATTAGCAAAGATATTATAAAAGGGTTAGATGGTGAAATTGCCGTCGTAGAGCCTTCTTCAGGTTTTAATACATGTATAGAAGTTATAATTCCAAGAGCACAAGAAACAGAGATCCCAAATAATGCCTATTAATTACTTATATATCGATGATGATGAAACATCTTCTGTAGCACACTATATTAGCGCAATAGAGTCTCATTCTGGTGGTGAACTGAAAATTACTCATGTACGTGTAAGTTCTATGAGTAGTATTAAAAATCAATTTATTGAAGGTGCGTTTGACGGTTTTATTATTGATCAAAAGTTAGATGCCTCGAATGATGAAGGTGAGACCGTTGATTTTTATGGAACAGCTTTAGCACAAAATTTAAGAACTGAAATGATTGTTGCGGATGTTCCTCCGTCACCTATTGTTTTACTCTCAAATGAAGAACCTTTTGTGAAATATTATGATGCTGATGAGTCATCGCATAACCTGTTTGATTATACAGTTAAGAAAAAAGATATTAGAAATAAAAGCATTGCAAAAAATATGTGTTTGACACTTATTGCACTTGTGGAGGCATATAAAACTGTAATTGATTTACCTTCAAACGGAACTACAGAAGATACATTTGCTATTTTAAAACCTGTTTTAGGTTGGACGGAACAAGAAGCTGAGTATGTCGACACCCGCTTTAAAAGTGAATTACTTGATACACGAAAGGATGTACATACATTCGTTGCAATATTATTTTCTTCTTTTATTCGAAGTGCAGGAACATTAGTTACTGAAGAGATGTTAGCAACTAAACTTGGTATCGATATATCTTCGTCTTCTGATTGGAACGCCTTGAAAGACTTGTTTGAAGAATATAAATATAAAGGTTTATTTTCCGAGTTAAAAGATCGTTGGTGGTTTAGTGATATAGAAGATTGGTGGTATGACAACAATGAAGACGGACGTGTATTGCAGGCATTAACTTGTAATGAAAGAGTTAGTGTTATTAAAAATGCAACGACCTTTGAGCATTTGTCTTCTTTGATTGGCAGCTACGAAAATCAGAGCCTTAATTTTTGGGTTAATTGTATTGTTACTGGCAAACCTTTAGACCCTTATGATGCATTAAGAGCAAATGATTCGAAATTAAAAAACTGGGAAGCTCCAATATATTTAGATTTAGTAGCTGTTCTTTCACGTCAAGCGTCAAAAGTTGGGTATAAAGTTCATCCAGAGGATCAAGCTAAAATTAAGCTTTTAACTGCGAGATTAAATCCGGATGTTAAGTAAAGATAATTTATTAACTTACCTCGATGAGTTCGCTGGAGTTTTAGAGCTTGAAGGGATCGTTATAAGTGGTGCTCCTATTAGGATGCTAAAGGCTGGGCTGCAGCGTTCTAAACCACATAAGGGCTTAACTTATAATTTAACGGGATTAGAGTTTAAAAATATATCACCTGAATTATTTAGCCGAACAGGGAAGTGGGATGATGATATTTCTGTACGGCTAGGCATGGACATTCGATTAAATCAGAATGTTGAACAGTTTAAATTTGGCAATACTCATTCTCTAACTGTTAACGTGGAATATTCAGCATTATCCCAGTTGGAAGAGGATAAGTTTTTTGAGTGTAAAGGGGCATGGCATCTTGATTTCCATAACCAGCCAGAGAAAGATGGGGATCCTGAATATATTCACCCTAACTATCACTTCCATCATGGCGGGAAAAAGTTAAGTGAGTTGAATGATTGTGGTCAAATTATCTTATTAGATGCCCCTAGAGTGATGCATCACCCTTTAGATCTATTTTTGTCCGTCGATTTTGTAGTGTCTAACTTTTGTAAGAAAGAAGTATGGAAAAAATTAAGAGCTAATACAACGTATACTAATTATATCAAAATGGCCCAAGATCAATGGTGGAAGCTATATTATCAAGATTTAGCGAACTATTGGAATCATTTTGGTAAAAGTGGTGTGGATGATAGAGCTATCTGTAAATCAGCTAAAGAGGCTAACCCTCATTATGTGTAATATAGATTAGCTCCGAGTAAAGGCTTTTTGTGATATAAAATAAAACCTCCCAAATGGAGGTTTTTTATATCTAAAAGTAAATCACATTTTCTGCCCAGTCCAAACAACTCGCCCAATAAGCGCAAGTTCTTCACCGTCCAATTGTGACTTCGTGATCTCCCAAGGGTCATACATCGTATTATCAGATTTAACGCGGATAATGCCGCCAGGTAACATCTGCAGTCGCTTCACTAATAAGTTATTGTCATGACGCATGACATAAACACCATCAGATAAATTATCCACATCACGATTAACCATGATCATAGAGCCGTTCTTTAATGTCGGCTGCATACTATCGCCGTCAACTAACATCAAAAATACATTATTAGGGCAAACGCCAATTTCATTACGTAACCAGTAAGGTTCAAAACTGATCGTTTTTGGACGCTCTTCAACTTCAGCTAATAAACCAACACCAGCAGATGCAGAGATTTCGTAGAAGGGAAGTTGAATGTGCGCACTGTCTTTTTTATGTGTTTGCACATACACGTTTAAGTCGCTAGGGGATATTTGGCCAACCTCTGGCTCTGTCTTTTCACTGACTAACCACAGTGCATACTTGTGAAAACGGTCATGGTTTACGATTTTGTCTAGCTTTTCTAAGCCAATCGTTTTAATTCTTCCAGTTTCGTATTGAGCAAGTGTATCAGTGCTAATTCCAATTAAATCAGATAGTTGGCTTCTAGTTAGGCCTTCGGCTTCCCGAATGCTCTTTATTTTTAGTCCGACAGTAGTTGACATGTTTATACATAGACCTATATTATGTGTTTACACAGCCTGTGGCAGCAGGTGGTGTTATTAAGTTGTAGTAACCCTAAATAATCCCATAAGGAAGTAATTATGTCGACAACAATTGTGATTCAAATGAACGATGTACCTACCATGGCGGTCGAGTTGTTCGCTGAGAAAACTGGTCAAACGGTCTGCGCTGTTACAAGCCAAATGGACAGCGGTGCATTACCGTTCACGCAACATAAACCCCGTGCAACTCGCCATGTCAATATCGCGAAGTTAACTGTTATGTGTTTGGAATCAAACTCAGATAAACCATGGCTTGCTTAAGAGGTATTTAACATGCTTAAGCGAATCAAATTAAGCAGCAAAGGTAAATGCACAAGTGGTTGTAGTCAGTGTGAAATCAAACACGAATTCATATGCCCAGTAATCATCGTATGTGAAGTTGCCTTTGTAGTGTTCATATTCACCTTCGCTGCCTTGTCAGCGTAGTTTCATCATCGCAAATAGGGATATTTATTCAATGTATGAAATTAATAATAGCAAACAAACAGTAATTGACGCGGCTTGTATCCGTTTTGCAGATATTGAAAACGTAGAAAACATTGCAAGCGCATGTGGTATGCGTGGGCAGATGCTCCGTAATAAGTTAAACCCAAACCAACCACACCAACTAACTGTTAGTGAACTAATCAAGATCACCAAGGAAACCGGTAATCACGACATCATTAACAGCGCGATCTTGGATATTGGCCTAGTTGCTGTTCGTCTACCAAAGCAGGGTAGCGCTAAACCATTAGCATTTAGTGCCATGAGTGTTACTGCTCATACGGGTGAAATAAACCGCCACATCTTAGAGTCTGAAGCAGACAACCGACTGACGCGACATAAAAAAGACGCAATTGTTACCAAGGCTCATTCAACAATCCGTGAATTGGTCTTTCTTATATCAGACGTTGAAAACCGTTGTGGTGGTGCAGGGCCGTTTGTGTCCATGTTCACCGAGGCTGTTTTAAATGGAATGCCAATACCAGGTATGTAACTTAAAAGGATAAATATTATGAATACAGTTGAAAGCGTTATTAATGAAATTATGTTCATCGCTATATCAAGACCAGATGCGATTGATATCACGGTTGAATACAGTGGTGTTAGCGATTCGCTTTCTGTGAAAGTTATGCCACGCGGTTTTGATTACATTAATACCACGACAGAAAGTTATGAAGCCGCAATCCTTTACCGTACTGACGTTTGGTTAAATGAGCCAGGACCAATGCAAACAGCACTTGAAGCTAAAAGCAAGATACTCGAATTAATGGCTACGTCAGTAAATGTTGGGGTGGCAGCATGAAGTTTGTCGCAATAAAAACTTGCCCTAATGGCGGCACAATTCGAGAGCCTAAAACCAACGAGCCTCAAACTGTTGAAATTGGTGATCACGACAGCAAAGCCGATGCAATTGAAAACGCATGTTATTTATTGGATTGCCGCCAACTTTTTAGAGGTGTGCTACGTAGCCTTAAAAATGCGGGTGGTTACATCGTATTAGATATGCAGGAGTACGCCGAGGTATGAACAAATTAACGATTGAAGAAAGACGTCGTGGTTTGGTTAACGTCAAGCGCTTACGTATGGAATTACAATCAGTAATGGATAGTAAGAAAGTTGAGCGCGGCGTGGGCAAGTGTGATTTGAATAGTCGTATCTCATTTGTAAAACTTAAATGATGAATACATTAACCCCCGAGCAAAGGCGTCGTGGCCTCGCTAATGTGAAGAAACTACGTGCTGACCTAGAAGTGATCAGTGAGCGCCAAAACTTTACTAAGCGTAACTTCATTCAACGCATAAAAATAAAAGCAGGTCAGTTACGAACAATGACTACGACTGAATATACAGCAAAATACGGCAAGGATTTTTATGTTCACCCCAATCACTAAAACAAGTAATCCACTTAAAAAACTGCCGTATAACCTGCGTTGTGAACTAGCTAGTTTTGTTGATAACAACGCAAACAAATACAACGTAGAACCAGCCCGCGATCGTGCCTTTGCTTTCGCGCGTTCGGTCGTGTCTAAACTTAACGTTCCTTACGATATTAAAAACTACCTCGATAAAGCCGGTGCGGCACGACTTAAAAAACACGGTCTAAAACGTGCGGTTAAATTTATTGATGATCGTAGTGCACACATTGTTGCTAGTTTAGGTGTATTACCTGAGCCTTGGTACCGTGTAGATACTGAGTATAAACGTGTTCGTCTTGCTGATGAGTTAACAGGACGCGCATGTTTACATTTAGAACTGGCACTAAAAGCAGGGAAGAGGCCACTTGAGGCTCTCGAAGAAATTAACGAGTTCACAGGTTTAGCTTTGTGGATGCCACATTTTGAACCTAAAAAGCGTGATCGTGATGATGACGTTTATTTAGGTCTTATCGCCCGCGCTTGTGACGATGCGGTTTGGCTACGTGCAATCAATCAAAAGGTAACAATAGCTTTTGAATCCGCTCGTCGTGCTGCTGGTATGGTTTCACCACATGTAAGTCCTTACGCCTCATTTACTACTTGTCAGTGGTTAAAAGACCGCAAGAAAAAGCAATTAGATTGGCTTGATAGTATGGCCATTGAAAGTGAATGCGGTGAAACGCTTGAACTTAAAGATGTGCATGACGCATCGGTTTCTAATCCTGCTAATCGCCGTTATGAGTTAATGACTCAACTTAGTGGTTGTCAGGCATACGCAGACTCTCAAGGTCACGTTGGTTTGTTCGTAACAATGACAGCTGCAGGTCGCTATCACCGATTAAAGAAACACGGTAAATACTTTGTCGAAAACCCTAATTGGAATGGAGCCGATCCAATAGCCGCACATGATTGGTTGAAAACATCGTGGCAGCGCTTCCGTGCAGCTGCCGATAGAGCAGGGCTAACTTATTACGGTATGCGAGTTGTTGAGCCACACGTAGACGGCACACCACATTGGCATGGTGCTTTCTTTGTACCTGAAAACCAAGTGGAAGAATTCACTCAGCTATTAACTCAATATCAGCATCAACGTGATAACGATGAGCTCTATACGCTTGATGGCGATCCAAAACTAAAAGCAATGGAAGCCCGCGTTAAAATTGATAAAGTCGATCGCAGTAAAGGTGATGCCGTTGCTTATATTGCTAAGTACATTTCTAAAAACATTGATGCGCATAAGCTTGAAGGTAAAAAAGACTTAGATTCAGAGCTTGTTGATTTGGTTGAAACCGTGACTAACGTTACCGCCTGGTCCCGCGCATTTTGTTTCCGACAATTCCAATTCCAAAAAACACCATCGGTCACCGTATGGCGCGAACTTCGACGCATTGAAAAAGAGCAAGAGTTCTGCCTATTCGAAAAAATACGCCTTGCTGCCGACTGTGGTTGCTTTGCGTCTTACTTCAACTGGATGGGTGGGCACCGCCTTAAACAACGTAACCGACCAATAAAGGTATTGTATGAACGTTCAGAAAATCACTATCAAGAATTAGTTAAAAAGACTGTAGGTCTTACGGGTGTTGGTATCACTGTTTTAACACGCGAAAAGCAGTGGACACTCGTTAAGAAGCCAACACAACCAAAAGACTTAGGCGCACTTGCACTTAGTCTCTTAGGTACTGCTGAAAGCGGCGGGAGCCGTTTTCCTTGGACTAGTGTCAATAACTGTACGCAAGGTGCTATTCCACAGGAAAGCACCTGTGTTCCAGATGTTGAAACCAGTAATCAGACAATAACGATGAATATTGAGTCGGTGATCCCAGTCCAGGGACAACAAATTGAGAAGCCACCTTTGATAGAGAAAGCAAAGTGCGGCTCAAACCAGAATATTATTAAGGAAATATAGATGCGAGTTACTTGTAAGTTTTGTAAGGGTAAAGCACGTATTTCAAGTACCGATAAAGTATCAGTCGAATTCACACGATTGTATTGTCAGTGCTTAGATGCAAAGTGCGGGCACACGTTCGTGATGGATTTAGGGTTTAGCCATACGTTGAATCCGCCATCGAATATTGTTGATCAGTTATTGGTTGACCGAGTTAGGCAAATGCCAGTAGAAATACAGCGAGAACTGTTTGGGTTTACTAGTGGAATATCGAATATAATTTGAGAGTATTATTTATTTTTAAATCAAATAGTTGGACTCAATGATATTAAAAGCTACTATATAGCATTCATATATAAATCAGAGTGTTAAATGGGAAATATCTTTTTCAAAGAAATAACAAAAAAGAAAGGTTTAAAAACACCTACGGATAGACTATTTGATATAGATAAATGGCATGAAGTTTGGACTCGAGTTGAAGGGCTTGCAACCGAACAAGATAAGATGATTTATAATGCCGGAATTATAATTGATGAATTACTCACTGAAATAAGAAGTAATTTGAAATTTATGTATGAAAATGAAATTCCAAAAGTAAGCTATAAAGAACTTTTAATGGCGTATATATCTCTAACTAATAGAGACCGTTCAGTCATTTCAAATTCAATGACTGAATTAAGTGGGGTTCATGCTGATGTGCACAGCATAACAATGAATAATAATATGATGGGTAATGACATCACTATTCAAGAAATGTCAGATGCTGCTGTTGATGGCATGGAGTCGGCGATAAAAACAAGCTTGATGAATAAAAATAAGAAAATAACTTCAAGTGAAAACCCAATTGATATAGTTGATTTCATAATAAAAGAATCTAGTTTGTCTCAACTATATAGTATTTACAGCGGCTATTGGAATGCATTTTTATGGAATGGATATGAGTTAACAGAACTCGATAAAAAAAATAAAATATTCAGTTTTAAACAACCAAAATGCAAGTATGAAATTGGGTTTATGGCTAGTCAGATTAGAAAATCAAAGTTAGTTGCTCACTCTTTTTCTATTATTGGTAATCCTAACGTAATTAATAAATTTGATGATGATAAATATATAATTATCGAAAAAAGAGGGAGAATAAAATCTGTAAAAGTATCTAGCATATCAAACGCACCTGAACAAGTTCGGTACACAAATGCTGACTGGAGGGTTCAGACCCTCGATCTAGAAGATAATCTCCCTAAAGAATTGCTAAATCAAGAATTTGAAAATGGTTTTACTATTTTTGAAGTTTTGGATGTTTTTAGGTGTTTGATACTTTTATCTTCATATTATCATGATAAATACCCTAAAAAAGACGGCTTCGATAATTTGAAGAAATTACTCGAGTTTTGCCCTAAAATTCAAAAATCTAAACTGTCTCTAGCTCTCCAAAATGCGACTGGATACCCGATTGAAAAAATAAAGATAATATTGCAATTCATTGAGTTTAAAGGGGCGCGTGGTGAAGACCTATGGTGCCACCCTATAGTGTCCATATCGGAGTCTGAATACGCCTTAATAACGAGTGCATTATTAACCCCTGTGATGATAAGAGTCGTTGAGCATTGGTTCGTTAAGTTGAATATTACTCTTCAAGGTAAAGGTAAGACATACGAAAAAAATATTATTCATCCATTAAATCATAATATACTTCTAAATTGTTATATAGATGATTACGATAAAGCGATATCGGGAGATGTAAAGAGCGATTCTGGAGTGGAAGATATCGATTTATTGGTAAGGGTGGGTGAAACAATTTTGATCGGTGAAGCTAAATCAATAGTCACTACTGATTCACCAATATCTCAGTATAGAACAATAAACATATTAAAACATGCAGCGAAACAAGCGAAAAGAAAAGCGAAATTCGTTGAAGATAACATTGAATCAGTGTTTAAAAATTTAGGTTGGTTTTTTGATAAAAGTAAAAAGTATACATTTACCAAATGCATACTAAATAGTGGGCGGATGTATGTTGGTTCTGAAATTGATGATGTGCCTGTTTGTGATGAAAAAATTATAAATAAATATTTTGAAGAAAATATTATTCCCCTAATCAGTAGTTATAATGATAAGAATAAGGTAGAACATTTAGCATGGTTTAAACTTTATGATGACTTTCATGAGTTACAAACGAATCTGAATACTTACTTATGTAATCCCCCTCAAATATCTGAACGAAATTTTATATATAACGATCAAAAACTTCCATGTTTGAGTAATGCGTCATATAAAATAATTACTAAAAGATTAATTCCTGATGACTTACGTGCACAAGATCTTCTGAATGCAAAATATGTATTTCCATTAGAAACCGTTGATGATGTCGATGAAAAAATCAAGATGTTCGATTTATCTGTTTAAATTAAAATTTCATTGGAAGTGGAGATAACGAACTTAAGATTAAACTACTTCAAAGCTCTATTAAATTGTAAGAGGTAGTTCATGAGAATATTGAGTGGGGTGAGCATTCATCTGTGATGATGCTAAAAATTCACTCCTCTTCGCCTACCGCGTTTTCGCAATTTTTTTACGTTTTTGACACAACGATGGACACGCTGATATTCCCAAGCCTTATTTATAAAGGATCTTAACGATCATTTATGGATCGCTAATGTCAAAGTTGTGACATTGTTTGCCACTAAATGACAGACCATTCAGGTTTATCCAAGCGATAAACATCAATCCGCCAGAATCAGTTAAGTGATGTTAATTTTATGAAATTTTTAACAAAAGGTTTAGAGCATGAAGAACGAATCAATCTGCTTTTACAGTTAACCAAAATTGGTAGCGAGAATATTAAAAGTGCTTTGGTTGATCATTTAACTAAAGGGTTAACAGAAAATGATGCCGCCATGTTGAATGATGTACCACAGCAGAATTTTAACCGGGCATTGAAGAGATTGAATGATGTGGCTGGTGTTGTAGAAAAAGTTAAAGAGTTAGATTGGAACTGAATGCTTAATATCTGATTTATAATAAGTGCTTAATGAATAGAGCTTGAGAATAGTTTAAGATATTGATTACATAAATGTAATTTTGTATATTTGACTTTCTAATCAACGTTACTTATTACGCACCTCGCTGTTAAAAGGATATTTCATTGTTAAACGAATTTTTAAGTGGCTACCCTTTATTAGCCGGAGTGCTTGCTTTTGTATTAGCATGTATACCGCTATTTAAGTTTGCTCACAGCATAATAATGTCAAAGAGTGTACTTAGAGCTCAAGCCCTAGACTTGGTGTTTAAATCTTACGGTGATACATCGAATTTGAGTCATCGCTTGGTTATCGAGCAAATGTTTCAGAGTAACTTTAATTTAAAATTAGATTACGAAACAATAACCCTGCTTCTCGCACTCCCTAATCCAACGGAAACACTTGATCTTTACAGTAAATCTAAACGTTACTTGGTTTCTAATAATCAAATATTAGAATTTGAAACAAAGTTTAAATGTAGTAAGCGTAGAAAATTAGAACGAGTCTTAAGGCCTTCGAGAAACATTATTTTGTACGGGATATTCGGAACAATTGCAGGCACTGCTGGTTTGTATGTGTTGAAAAATTTTAATATGGATGAATTTTTTACTATTAATGATTCTATTTTTAATGGTGCGATTTGGTCTTTCTTGTTGATTATTTCCATTTTATCAGCAAAATTTGCGTTGATGAGTTTAACGGACAAAATAAATATTCGGGATGCGGAAAAACTAGAAGCTAAGTTTCAACCTAAAACAGTAAAAAAAATATTTGGTACTACTGAAATAGTTAATAATTTACGGAGATCTAATCTTTAACTTAACTTTAATTTATCGAACTCTGCGTAGAGTTCGATAAATGTTAATACCTCCGTTGCTTGATATGGCCGCAAGGGGCTAACTAACCCCTTTAGTATTCTTACTTCCCCAGAACGCCCGAAACAATCGCATTAACCCTAACGTTGAAACCGCAATTCCCACAATCACAAACTCAAAATACCAGGGCGCACCTTTATAACCCATGGCTTGCCAACCATTTGCCATGTACGGTTGCAGCTGTGGTATGAAGTGGCAAATAAACAAACCTAAAAATACCGTAATAATAATTTCATCCATTATCGATTCGCGCCGGTTCTTCAACACCTGAAGATCATAATCAGCATCGTTACCTTCTTGGTTTGCCAGACGTTTAGATTCCGCGTCTAACTTGGCCAATTTAAGGTTGCCTTCTGCTGTCGCAATCGATGCGGCCATCTCCGCAGCAATACGTTTACGCTCGCGATAGCTACCCGATAAATCGGCAATGGGTGCCGAAATAAAACTAAATAACGAAGTAAGTAAACTCATGATTTATTCCTCATAATAATATCTAAAAAGTGTCTCGGGTCTTTTGATACGGCTTTCGCCAGTGCGTTTAGTCCGGTTAAAAAATGCGGCGCCACATACGCCGCAATGCCGATAATCCCTGTTTTCAAACCATCATTCAGGCCAAGCCAAATACAAAAGCTTTCCGCGATGTACGCAGATAGAATGGCCATCAGCACAGACATGAAATAATGAAAAAAAGTAATACGGGTACCAGACATATACATTTGCGTTGCCGCGGCCAATAGCGACAACAAACACAGCTGTCCCCATTGGCGAATAAATACAATCAACTCTTCCATCAATCTTCACTCCCAGGGTTTAAATCTGAATAAGCCGGCACTGAAAATTCAATGTGCAGCGCGGCAGGTAAATATTCGTTAATCTCCATCATGTCTTGCTGCATCGGCACGACTTCATTGTTGTAATATGCGCGGGTGATTTTATCCAGATCACCAAAGCCAGGACTATCACCCGATGTTTGTCCGCTTAACGCTTCCTGGGCGCGGTGCATACTCAACATATCGTTTAACGTCATCTTCTTGATGCGCTCAAATTCATCCTTGGTCGAGATATCTCCCACCGGAATAATCTTGATTGCCTTCTCTGCGTCAGCCTTACCACTGCGATTATTAATAAACAGACTGCGAAAGTTACCCACGCCGCGAGAATCTTTGATCGCTGTTTTCAAATCAGCTTCATCATCGGTCGATAAATTGGGATCTGCCATCGAAAAGATAAACCCCATGTGGGCGCCGTTCTTGTAATACTTACGGCGAAAGAGGGTGGCATCTTCATTCAATAACGCCGATTGAATACCGCCATAATATTGCGGGATACCGTAGATACCTTGATTCGGGTCGTATTCTTTTAAGTGAATTACTTCGCCTTTTTTAAATCGCAGCACTTTGCCATTACTTAAGCGCTGGGCATAAACACCTGGCGTGGAGGTATAGCGCATCGATAACGCTGGTAAATGGCGTAGTTTAATCACATTACCGAAGGCATTTTTAATCACCTGCAGGTAAGCATTCGCCGCCCAGCAATAATCAAAGGCAAACTTTTTAAAGGTGCGCTGCGTTAATGCCATATTAGGTTGAAACCATTTCATGATCATATTGCGTTTAAAATATAAAATGGGTCCGTGCTGCGCATTCACGCGCAGTAATTTAACTAGCCCAGGCAAACTTACGGGCGGTGAATATAACCCGTCCATGTCAGCGTAAAGGCCGACATATTCAGTCATGTGGTTATCTAAACATGGCTCCGGGTCGCCAAAGCTAAAGGTGTCGATAGATTTACTTTTCACCGGTTCAGCGGTCGTACTCTTAGTTAAATTCATTATGCTGCATCTAATCCTATTGATGTTCTGGTACTTGAGCAGTCACCAGATAATGGTTCGTAAATCATGGCGTGCATGATTGCCCAGGCTATATCAGCATGGCCTGTGGCGGCGGTGCGGTTGGTTGCATAACTGATTTGGTCACCAACGACCTTTTTGCGAATATTAATAAAGCTACTGGCAACCATCACTGAGCCCTCATCAAATTCAAAACGGCCCTTACCAATCACGTTTAAGGCTTTAATGACCATCTTGTTTTTGTTGTGCGGGTTGTAATGAATTGGCATCGCCAACGGGAAGAACTTTTGTATTAACTCAAACACACCTAAGCCCATGCCTGTGGTATCAACACCGATATGCACAACATGGTATTTAAGCGTGAGCTCTTTGATTTCACTGGCCATGGTTTCAAAGTCGTTACCACTTAAATTAAGTGATTCTAGTAAGCGAAACTTATCATCAGGACCAAGCGGTAAACTCAAGACCACAACGGATGCAATATCGCGCGTTCGTGCTGGGTCAAAACCAATAACCACCGGCTTCATGGCATAAGGGCGTGACCAAGTGGGATCGAAGTCAGGCCATTTTTTGCTATTACCGACGCATGCCATTAGCTGTTTAAGGCTAAATGCACTGTGGGCATCATCAATGAACTTGCACATAAAGAGGTTGTTGAACTCTTCTGTCGAATATTCATTTTCCAAAATGCTAATATCAATGCGGTCAAAGCCTTGTTTCACTACATCGTAAACATTGAGCTTTTGACGCCAAATACCGTCTTCACAAAGTCGACCGTCCTTTAAGGTCTTGTGGCTAACATCGATAGCAAACTCGGGATCATTACAGGCTTTAGTTTTTCGGTACCAGCGACCATTCCACAAATCATAGGCTTCATGACTGGTCACCGATGGCGTACTGAAATAGGTAATACGAAAATCTTTATGGGTGGCCATTGCCTGGGCAAGGCCGCGTAACTCTTTAAACTTCGGGATCCAAAACACTTCATCAATATACAAATCACCGGATGCCGATTGTGCAGTCCGGGCATTGGTTGATTTGAAATATAAGGTTGTTGTCTTGCCTTTGTTACGCATCGTCAGTGGTGAGCCGCTGAGTTCAATACCAAACTGTTCACGACATAAAGCAATAATATTGGCTTTGAATATCTCCGCCTGGTCCCGCGATGCTGAAATAAAGATCTTGTTACGACCATTCACAATGGCATCGTAAAAGGCTTCAAAAGCAAAGTAGAAAGTCGCGCCAATCTGACGCGGCTTTAATATGAACCGGCTACGGTAATCTTGATGTTCAAACCAATGTAATTGGTGCGGGTAGAGCAGGTTGTCTTTGAGTGTATCGAGCATTTCTTTGGTGATACTGGACACATCATTTTTAATCTTTTTCTGACGTTTCTTATTTTTACTGGTGCGCTCGCTTGTTTGTTCATTTTGAGCCGTCGCAGCTGCAGGCGTATTGCCATATTTTTTCGTGATGCCGGCACTGGGTAAGCGAGATTGATTTAACGCGCATTGCTGTTTGGTCAGAAAATCCAGTTCTTTATAATCTGCAGCGCTTTTATTTTCACGGTCTGCCAATAACACAATGCGTCGTGCAATCGCTGTCTCGGCATTTAATGACGGGCACAGTTCATTCCAGCTGCCATCATCCGCCCAACGTCGTAACGATCGTGCGCTTGGCATACTGTCCATTTCTGCAATTTCATCAAACGTCAGCCCACCAAACACATAATGGTCACGCGCTGTTTTAATGATTTCGGGTGTATATCGGGGAGTCCTCGGTTTCATATCTGGCCTGTTGATAAGAACAAGCGCCAAGTTTATAACCCTAAAACCGGTAATTCTTTAAGAAGAATTCCGCGTTATTCCGCTTTCGTCAAAATCGGAATAACGCGGATTTAATGTGATGGATTAAGGCCTGTTCAACGGGCAAAATTGGTTTCACTTAGTTCCACTCAGACATTAAACAGGAAACAACATGGCTCAATTACGCACTATTCCACTTGCCATTGCCGCCATGGGGTTAACGGTAGATGGTCGCGAAATATCAGAAAAAGATATCGACGATATTGTTGCTACTTACAACTATAAAAAGTACGGCGCACGCATCAACTTAGACCACGAATTTAATTGGTCAGGCTGGGCAGCGAAGAATCTTTTAAACGTTGAAATTAACGGTGGCATGCTAGGTGATGTAATTGAGCTGAGCACGGCTAAAAATGAAGACGGCATCAAAGTGTTATACGCGGTGTTATCGCCTAATGCGTCATTTGTACAGTTGAACCAAGCCGACCAGGCTGTGTATTTCAGTATTGAAATTAACCGTGATTTTATGAAGTCAGGGCAAACCTATTTAACGGGGCTGGCTGTAACGGATTATCCGGCGAGTACCTACACCGACCGTATTCACTTTAGTCAAAATGACAACGCTGATAATACGCATGCAGCGGACACTAATGTAAATAGCACACCCTCAGATACTGACCTATTAAAGGTGTCATTAGCATTAGAAGAAGCGGCCAAACCAACCAAGAGCTTGTTTAAAAAACTCTTTAATTTTAATAAGGATGATGACGACATGAAACGCGAAGATTTTGCTGCTGCATTGACTGATTCGCTCGGCGGCCCGTTGTTGCAATTTAGCCAAGCGCTGGAAGCCAATACCCAAGCAACGCAAGCCTTACTGGCTAAACAGGGCACGACCACTGCACCGGTTGACGATGTGAATACAGATACTCAGGAAAATACCGGTGCTGATAAACCAACAGCTGAGTTCTCGGCGATTGACGGCAAGGTTAATGGTTTAGTTGAGCAAATTGAAGCGCTGACTAAAACCGTGGCTGATGCAATCAAAGACCCTGCACCAACGACCACTGACGGTGAAGAAGAGCACCTTGGTGAAAATGCCAAATACCACAACCTTCTTTAGTAACAGGAACCAAATTAATGAAGCTTAAAACAACACAGATTTTTGCCGCGGTTGTGTCTGCATTGGCTGTTAATTACGGGGTTGCCTCCGTATCAGAACAGTTCAGTGTCGAGCCGTCGATTGAACAGACACTGTATGACCAGGTATATCAAAGTGCGGAATTCTTACAGCGCATTGATACGCAAATGGTCGATGATTTAGTCGGCAGTTCAATTACAGCTGGTATCAGTGGCGGTGTGACTGGTCGTGCTGGTGTAGAAGATGACGATAGTAAAAGTCGTAGCACCAAAGACCCACTGGGTTTAACCGACCGTGAATACCGTTGTTATCCGGTTGAATGTGATACTCATATTACCTGGCAACGCATGGATATGTGGGCGAAGTTTCCCGATTTCCACAGCCGTTTTCGCGCCCATGTTCGCCAAGCCATTGCACTGGATATCATCAAAATTGGTTGGAACGGCACAAGCGCTGCGAAAGTAACGGATATCGCGACATACCCAATGATGCAAGATGTGAACATCGGCTGGCTTGCGTTAGTTCGCCGTGACAATGCCGCCAATGTATTTGCTGACGGTGAACAAAAAGACGGTGAAATTCGTATCGGTTCGGGCGGTGATTATGAAAACCTTGATCAAGCCGTGCATGATTTACTACAAGCGATCCCAGCGCATAAACGCATTGGTCTAGTCGCCATCATTGGTGATGAGCTGTTATCTAAAGAAAAGAACAAGCTCTATGCCAAGCAAGCGCATACCCCCAGTGAAAAAGACAAAATCGAGCTAGAGCAGATCATTGAAACATTCGGTGGTTTGAAGGCGTATAAGGTCCCGTTCTTTCCTGAGCGGGGCATCTTAATCACCTCGTTCGATAACCTTTGTCATTACGTGCAATCAGGTTCAACGCGCACCTCGATTGAAAATAATGCCAAGAAGAAACGTGTCGAAGATTATCAATCACGTAACGATTGTTACTACATCAACGACATGGAAAAGATCGCCTTCTTTGAAGCGGATAGCGTGAAGCTGGATAAAGTGAAAGACCCTGCAGTCGCGGTCGGTGACTTTGATGCGGATAACCCTGACCACTGGGTTTGGTCTTAGCCGATTTCAAATAAATAGATCAAATGAAGCACTGGCTTATCACGGTAAGTCAGTTATTTCCCAAGCAGAGAGTTTTTTGAAATGAGTATAGTCAAACGAAATCAACGTAAAACCCATGCATCTATTGTCGGTGTTGATCTGGCAAGCGGTCCTGATCAATCTGTCACAGTTACAGCAAAGCATGGCAAGGTTGTCACGGCCGAACCAAACCGTGCCCAAGACATTATGGATGAGTTTGATTTTTTCAAAGCGGCGATGGATTCCGACCTTGCTCAACTTAAAAAGTTTTCTCATATCGAAGACAAAATTGCATATAAAGCGCAGGCAATTGAGAACCATCAATACCTGGATTATTTACGTCGCTATCAAGCACAAGGAACCAACCATCAGAACATGGTACTGGCTTGGGTGGTGATTTGGCTTGTTGACCTTGGCCACTGGAAAACAGCCTTTGAATTCTTGCCTTTGTTAGTGACGCAAAACCAACGTTTACCAGGGCGCTTTAGTACCCAAGATTGGCCGACATTTTTAATCGACCAGCTTTATGACGAAGGGGCTAAACACCTAAGCAAAGGCCGTGATGCCGTAGAGCGTAGCCAAGTGATTAACTTATTCACCCAATTTATCCAGCTGTTGGAAACTCATCAATGGCGGTTAAGTGAATTGATTGGCGGCAAGCTATATGCCATGGCTGCAAAGTTAGAACAAAGCGTATTTAACTTAGGCAATGCCTATACCTACGGCACCAAAGCAACCGAGTTAAATGACAAAGCGGGCGTTAAAAAGATGGTCAGAGAAATCGCCAAAACCATTGGTAAAGACAACGAATAGTAATGACTCTCGCGCCACCGGCTCGGCTGCGTTGGACTTATTCACAGTAGTGAAATGGGATCCTTATCGCAGTGGCCAGAGCCGACCTATTAGAAGTGAGTAACGTGATGAATTTAACCGGTATGCCACTGGCACAAGTAAGCAATGAAAATGTAGTTAACAACGGCTTTTATCCAGACCTTGGCACGGCTGAATTTATCACTGATTACTCGATCGCTACGGAATACGCCAACAACAGTGAACAGGTTAAACGAACATTAGTGCTCGCTATGCTCGATGTTAACAAGGCATTAGCAAAATACCGCTTACGCCATTGGCAACAGGTCGAACAGTTACAAGATGTGAACCTTGATGAAATTAATGGTGTGAATACATTAATCCTTACCTATCAACGAGCGGTGTATTGTCGCGCTAAAGCAGCGTTGTTAATTGGCCGTTTAGGTGAGACGCACCGTGACCAACGGGCAGCACAGCAAGTGATGGCCAGTGATAATCAAGAATACTGGTTAGCAGAAAGTGACATGGCCTTACGTCAAATCATGCAGCTAACGCGTTCAGGTGTTGAATTGTTATGAGCCAAAGCAAATTACAACGTTTAGTCCAGTACCTGGTATCGGCCACTTACAAAGGCCGCAATTTAGCCAGGGCGGGTGAGTTTGATAGTTGGATTGAAGGCGGGCGCATTGAACACGCCAGCAAACGAATAAACGGAACAGGGCTACTCGCTGCACGTTTTTTTTATAGTGGCGTGATCAGCATTAATCCATGCAATGCCCCTGTTGAATTGATCGCAACCTATGTGAGTTTTTGGTTAATGACAAATGCAGAAAAAGACGACAGCCATGATGTGGAATTTAGCCTGGATATTAATGATGACAACAGTGCTGAAATCGAGTTGACGATCGAGCGGTTCGCAGAAGATGTGATGTTGGTTGAAGACATGAATGGACCCTTTGAATTGGAATTTCAAGGTGAAATGAAACGCTTTGATTTTGGTGAGCAGAGTCTTTGGATAGCGGCGTCATTCGATTTAGACGCAGAATTTATGGCCCAGTAGTCGAGCATGCTGAATCTTGATATCCCTACGGATAGCGCGTTAAAGCAATTAGATATGTTAACGCTCGATGCCAATAAGCGCCGGCGTATTTTACGCGGTGCAGGTCGGCAAGTCAGGCGGGATACTAAAACGCGATTAAAAGGCCAGAAAGGCTTATCGGGTACCAACTGGCAAGGTCGCTCTGATGGTCGTAAAAAACGGATGTTAAAGAAGTTGGGTAAAGGTATTCAGGTACACACCACACCCAATAACGCGACAGTTACCTTTGGTAATAAGCGCTTAGGGCAAATAGCCAGAGCGCATCAAGAGGGGATCACCTCTACGCAGACCGCGCAACAGGCAGCAAAAACCAATGGCACCCCTGAATACAGGGCGAAGGCGTCACGCAGACAAGCGAAATCACTGCGAGACAATGGTTATAAAGTCAGAAAGAAACGCGGTAAAGGTTGGAAATCACCGTCGCTTAAATGGATCACTGAGAATATATCCGTCGGACAAGCGGGGCTGATACTGCGTATTTTACGCGGTAATAAAAAAGCTAAATCCAGTTGGGACGTTAAGTTACCAGCCCGTTCGTTCTTAGGGCAAAACAGTAATGAGCAAACAGAATTAAAAAACTACATGTTGGACGAGGCATTTCGCCTCCGCTAAAAAGGTAAATATATGGCACAGGGCAAGGTTTTAGTTACCGCATTAAATACGGGTAGCGGAGCAACAAAAGAAGTGGAACGTTCAGCATTATTTATCGGTGTTGGTGCGTTGAACATAAACAAGATAGTGCCGCTTAATGCGCAATCAGACCTTGATGCATTGATCTCTGCAGCTGATTCAGCACTGAAAACGCAATTAACGGCTTGGATGCGTAATGGTGATGCACTCGTTTCTGGTTGGGCGATCCCTATCAATGCCGGTGATGACGAATTTGCGCTTATCGATAAAGCCATGGACCAAAACATCAGCCCTGAAATTATCGTGATCACCACTCCGGTGACGGGTAAGGCACAAGTTGAAGCGTACCAAGCCAAAGCGCTGGATATCTTATCCAAGTATGCACGTCGTGTGCGTTTTCTGGTATCAGCACCTGGCTTGAGTGATAACCAAACATGGACTGAACATCTAGCCGCGATCACCCCATTAACGGATGGCGTTGTTGCTGCGCGAGTTGCGGTGATTCCTGCGCTTTATGGTGATGAACTTGGCGCTGTCACAGGGCGACTTTGTAAACGTTCTGTCACGGTTGCCGATTCACCCATGCGCGTGCAAACAGGGTCGATGGCATTGCAACCGACACCGCACGACAGTTCAGGGCAACCGATTACCAATGCCGTTACAGCGGCGCTTGATGCGATCCGTTTTAGTTGTGTGCAGTTTTATCCTGACTTTGATGGCATTTATTTTGGTGACGTCAATATGCTCGATGCCGAAGGTGGTGATTACCAACAAATTGAAGCCGGTCGTATCGTCGATAAAGCCGCGCGACAAATTCGCATTATTGCCATTTATCAAATTAAAAACCGCCGACTGAATAACAGTTCAACAGGCGTTGCATTTGGTAAGCGTGTACTGGGTAAACCACTGCGTGATATGTCAAAAAGTATCAATATCGGCGCGGATAAATTTCCAGGTGAAATACGTGAGCCGAAAGATGATTCAATCACCTTAACCTTCATGAACGCCCGACAATTGCGCGTCACCGTAAAAATACAGCCGATTGACTCACCAAGTGAAATCCTTGTCGGCATCATGTTAGACAAAGACGAATAAGGAACAACACATGTCAGTAAAAGCATTAGGCGGTAAAGACTTTGATATTTTCATTGGTGACAAAATGGTGCATGTCATTGAAGCCAGCGTCAAGATCACCGATGGCCGTAAAGCCAAAAAAGTACGCGGCATTACCAAGGGTTACATTGATGGACCAGTTGACGCCGAAGTGACCATTAAATTAGACCATGAAAACTTTCTTATTGTGCAGGATGTGGCGAAAACAGCTGGCAGCTGGAAAGGCATCGAACCATTTGATGTGTCGTTCTTAGCTGAAGTTGCCGCTGGTACCAAGAACATTGAAGCTTTTGGTGTGTTGCCTCAATTAGACGAGATCTTGAATATCAAAGCGGAAGGTGGCGAAGAAGATACCACCACAATCAAAGGTCCGGTGACGTCGACTGATTTTATCAAAATCAATGGCATTCCTTATCTGACTGCAGAAGAAGTGAGAGATCTGTAATGGCCGCAATCAAAAACCTCACGGCCGCTAGTTTACTGGTGGCGATGAAAGCTAAGCAACACATCGTGTTTGAAGGTGAATTAAACCTGAACATCATTGGTATTCGCAACACAGATACCAAGGCCAACAGTTTTAACGACCTGCTTTGTGTCCTGTATCAGCAAGACGAAAAGTGGCAGCTGGAAACCTTTAAATGTACCACGGACGCAGGCACGTATTACCGTGAAACGCCTTGTAATGTCGATGGCACCGCCGTATTAGCAGCAATGCAGCACCGCAGTTTATGGACCTTTGGTTATCACAAAGGTCAATATCCTGCGCTAGTGCAGCATAAACCGGTTGCGGTGTTCAGAGATAATAACAACGACAATCAAGTAGATTGTGATAGCGCGCTACAACGTGGTTATTTCGGTATTAATTGCCATCGCGCCAGTGCAAATCATGAGTCAAAGCAAGTCGACAAGTGGTCTGCAGGTTGCCAGGTATTAGCCAACCCGAATGATTTTAATAAGCTGATGGCGCTTTGCCATCAAAGCAGTCAGCAATGGGGCAAGACGTTTACGTATTCCTTATTAAACCAAGCTGATTTAAACCCAACGAAAGAGCGAGCATAACCATGGCATTAGAACAAAAGATTGTCTTAGAAGTGAATGACATTGAACTTAGTTTCAATGTGAATGTAACGGCGTACAACAAGTTTCTAAACCAAAGTAATCAGGTGAATAAAATTCAACCGGCGACGAACTTCTTAATGACCGTGGTTGAACCTGAATGTAAATCCGCATTAAAAGAAATGCTCGCGATGCCAGGCGCAGCACTGCATTTAGTCGGCAGTGTGGTTGAAGAGTATCAACCGGAATTTAATATCACCGTAAAAAAATAGAACAGCGAGCAAAAGAAATAAGCAAGAACCGCTTAGATCAATTGCTCGCCTATCAGCAAAAATGGTTGCCGCATAGCGCCGCCACCGAAGACAGTTTAGCCCAGGCATTGTTTTTGGAAAATGATAATCAAGAAAAGCAGCAAATAGCCATCAACAATGGTATTTGCATGGCGTTGGACAGCGGTTAAGTTGCAGGTTAGGGGGTACGGATGAGCGCATTAAGTAAGTTGGAAAAACTCATGTACACCATTGGTGTTGTTGATAAAGCAACGGGACCAGTGAATAAGATCATGGATAAGATAAACCAACTTAGCAGCCAAACCGCCAGTGCTCAAAACCAAATGATGAGTGGTTTTATGGGTACTGCAGGCGGTGCCATTGCACTTGTTAGTAGTTTGTCACCGGCCATTGATCATGTTGCTGCACTTGGTGAAGTGCAAACACTGGGTGTGGCGAATGAAGACTTAACCAAACTAACCAAAACCGCCTTTGAGTTTACCACTCAGTTTGGCGGTAACTCGGCAGAGTTCGTGCGCAGTGCTTACGATATTCAATCTGCGATATCAGGGCTCACCGGTGATGAACTTGCATCCTTTACCAAAGCATCGAATGTATTAGCGGTTGCGACGAAGGCAGATGCCAGCACGATCACCAGTTACATGGGCACCATGTACGGGATATTTGAAAAAAATGCTAACAAGATGGGCAAGTCTGATTGGGTTAACCAGATTGCAGGGCAAACCGCGAAAGCTGTGCAGATGTATAAAACCACCGGCGCAGAAATGCAATCCGCCTTTAGTGCGTTAGGGGCCAAAGCGGCTAATCGTGGCATTGATGCTGCAGAGCAATTTGCTGTGCTGGGCGAACTGCAGCTGGTCCTAAAGTCAGGTTCGGTAGCGGGTACTCAATACGCAGCCTTCATTGACGGTATTGGTAAAGCGCAAAAAGAATTAGGTATCGAACTGACTAACAGCCAGGGCGATATGCTCGGTATTGATGTGGTCATGTCGCGCATTAACCAAAAGCTGGCTGGCGTTGGCAGTGTTGCAAGAGGCGATATTTTAAATAAAGCCTTTGGGTCTAAAAATGCCGCTTCTGTGGTTGATATTTTAAGTTCAAAAACGGCCAAGTTAAAACAGGGCATTAATGAGCTGACCAATGTCACCGATGCATCCAAAGCAAGTGAAATGGCCAATATCATTGCCAGTCCCTGGGACAGATTTAGCGGCTCATTAAATGGCGCTGCAACGGCGATGGGTCAAGCGGTATTACCGATTATTGAACCGGTTGTCGATATGTTGGTTGCTATGTTGGGTGGTGTGATCTGGCTAACGCAGGAGTTCCCAACCTTAACGGGTGTACTTGGTGCGGTAGTTGTTGGCGTGGTCGCCTTAATGATGGCGTTTAGTGCCATGAATATGATCATCGGTATTTATCGTTTTGCATTGATTGGACTGAGTTTGGTAAGCAATGCCGCTGCAGTCTCAACAAAGCTATGGCAGATAGGACTAGTTGCACTGCGCGTGATGGGGTTCTTAGGCAATATTGCTGCGATTGGCGCTTATCTTACAGCTATCGCGCTTTATCGTGGTGCGATGTTAGCGGCGCAGGGCGTAACTTGGTTATTTAATACCGCCTTACTTGCCAATCCGATTGGGTTAGTTATTGCTGGGGTTGTGGCGTTAGTTGCTGCAGTGGCGGGGCTTATTTTTTATTGGGATAGCATTGTTACTGCCTTTAAAGATACTTCTTGGGGCCAAGCGCTGATTGGCATATTTGATAGTGTTATGTCGGTGTTTAGTGGTCTGATTGACAACGTGAAGTGGGTACTCGAAGCACTGGGGCTGATGGACGGTAAAGAAATGACCGTTAATTCAAAAGTGGAAGAGGTGACCAAAACAGCGGCGCCAATTTCGGCTGAGAACACATTATCAACGCCGCTTAACCCGACAGTATCAAACGGGCAGCAAGTCGCGAGCACTGAGGTCTTTGCAGCGAACAATGTCGCTAACATGAATATGCAGCACAATCAGGTCGGTGGTTTAACGCCAGTTGTTGCAAACAACCTCGCTAATATGAATACGCGTATTAGTCAGGTTAATGGTTCAGCGTCGGTTAATACAAACCAAGTGTTAAACACTGAGGCATTCGCAGCAAACAACTTATCGAATGCAAATACAGGGATTAATCAAGTTAGTAGTTTTGCGCCAGTTGCAGCAAATCAGGCATTCAATACTGAGGCGTTAGCAACGAGCAATCTTGCTAATACAAATACGCAGCTTAATCAGGTGAGTAGTTTCACGCCGGCTGCTGCAAATCAGGTATTTAATAGTGAGACGTTAGCAACGAACCACCTAGCTAATACCAATACGCAGTTCAATCAGGTTAGCGGTTTATCGCCCGTTGCAACTTCGCTTGTTGAAAGCCAAACGTTTAATGAAACAAGTGCGCACAGCGCGCGTATTCAACAATATCAAGAAAATAACCAGCAGCAGGCGAAGGTAAGTCGACCACGTATACAGCGAACGCAGTACTTTCAGCAAAGCAAGCAGAGCGGAAATAATCAAAGCAGTAGCAGCGCCGATAATAGTAAGCGCGTGTATATCGATAACGTGGTGATGAAAAGTGACAACCTCGCACATGATTTTGAACAGTTAATGGAGTTAGCCGGCTAATGATAAATACGCATGTTGATTTAAATATTGTCGATGGTGACTTTGTGTTTAACCCGTCTTTAAGCGTTGAAAAACTCTCTGCAGCCAAGGTGATTGGGCAGGACGTTAAACACCGCATTCTTGAAAGTGGCTTACTGGTTAAGCTAGTGAAGCAGCGCAACAGAAACGGTATTGCGCCGGTGTTAACGGACTTAGAACTGGAAGTTGAACAAGATGACAGACTTAAGCCTGGCACGATTTTAATTACTTATAACAGTGATAACACCTTGTCGATTGAAGCTGAAACAAAGCAATACGGCTTAATGAAGTGGGCTGGGGCGTAACAGGTGAATAGTATGGGCAATGAAAATAGAACACCGGATATCGTTCCTGACTTTAAAAAAATGATGGCTGATGCGGGTCTACCAGTGAATGAAACGGTTGCTAAGCAGCAGTGGGACCAGGTACTCAGCGATCAGCAAATCACTATTGAAAATGGCAGTCCGTTTAGTCCCTTTTGGCGCACGGTTAAAGCGCTTATCACGCAGCCGGTTGTCAGTTTACTTGATTGGATTTCCCGTATATTGATGCCCGATTTATTCATCATGACGGCGAGTCGCAGCGCATTAATTGGTTTACATGGCCCGAGTCGTAATGTCTTTGTGATGGATGCCATTAAAGCCAAAGGCATGCTGCGATTAACGCGGGTTAATCCGGATGGCGTGTTGAGTATTACGGCCGGTGCCTTGGTCGAAAGTGACAGCATTGGCGGCGCGGTATATCAGTTGCGCACACTCAGCGCAGCAGTATTCCAAGAAGGTGAATCCGTTATTGAAGTGCTGATTGAAGCTACTTCACCAGGGCAAGCCTATAACTTACCGGTAGGCAGTTATTACCGCCTAGTTAACCCTATTGAAGGTGTGACAGTTCGTAATGAAAAAGATTGGTTGCTTATCCCTGGTGCGAATGAAGAAAGCACAGAGGCATACCGAAACCGGATAAGAAACGTATTCGGCACGGCCGCTAAATGGCACATCAATACTGTGTATAAATCGATAATCAGTGACTTTGCTATACCGGTCGAGAATATTGAAATTGTAACCCAAGCGCCGCGCGGCCCTGGTACGGCGAATGCGTTTATTTACCTTAATGTAGGTCAGGTATCAACGGGGTTATTAAGGGCAATTAACCAACATATTCGTGATGACGGCCATCATGGCCATGGTGATGACTTTCTGGTGTATGCCATGCCGACGCAAGACAAAATGATAACGGCCACGTATTCACTACATGCTAATAGCGCTGATATTAAAGCGGATATAAAGACATTTATCCAGGCGGCGTTTCGGTTAAACGATGCGTATCAGCCAATGCGAACGCGCCCGAATTCGTTGTTTAGCATGAGCCTGTTACAAGCGCAGTTACATAATCAATTTCCTGCACTACGCAGTATCGATTTTGATTGTGGTGATATTAAAACGGGCTTGTGGTTACCCAAACTCACGCAGTTGGTTGTGCAACATGGATAAACAGCCACTACAACAAGCACAGCCCGAAATCGCGACTTGGTTAAACAAAGGCCATGCCGAGCAGTTAATGAAAGCCGCGCAACAATATTGGACCAATACCAAAGACTGGGTGATGTGGGCAGTTGCGCAAAAAGATGAACAGCAAAGTGAAGAACCCTTTTTAGGTCTATTAGCCTGGGAACGTTTGACTGAAAGGCTGCCTTTTGAGCCCGCTGACTTTTTTAGAAAACGGGTCCAGCATGCGCTTGTTAATACCATTGATGCCGGCGAAATTGCGACGATTGAAGCTATCTTTAATCGCCTTGGTATCGATGTAATCAAAGTCAGTGAGCGTATTGATAACCGCGATTGGGACATTATTGCGATTGATTTTAGCAGTCATACGGTATCGAAATATGGCGAGCTGATGCCTGAGTTAATTCAGCTTTATGGACGCACCTGCAGACGTTACGAATTCACGGTGCACAGCGTGGTCGATGTTGGATTAGCACCGGGCTTTCTTGATGTGCAATGGGACAGTGTCCATGTGCCTTTAGGCTTAACACTGACGCAAGGCAGTGATATTGAATTTAACCCCATGAGTGGTTTTTTAGGAGGGCAATACAATGTACAAAACGTGCCATTGTTGCCACTGAGTATGTCGGTTGAACATCCACTGACATTGCAACCACTGTATGGATTTTTGAGTAAAGAAAGCAGCATTAGTACTGCAACGGAGTAAGTCTTTATGTCTGAACAACAGGTAACTGGCATTCTTACTAATGCTGGTAAACAGCACATTACCAGTTGTGCACTTGAAAATACGGGGCTGAATGTCTCAACACTGGTGTTAGCGAATGTCCCTAATTTAAGTGATAACGCAGCGCGTGACCCTAATATGGCGATCCCTGCGCAAGCCCAGATTGTTTATCAAACGGATGAATTAATCACCGGCTTCATTGATGAACATACCGTTGCTTGGGCGACAGTGATGGACCAAGACATTGGCGACTTTGATTACAACTGGATTGGCTTAGTCACCAGTACCGGCATTTTGTTAGCGCTGGATTATTTACCACTGCAACGTAAACGCCAGGGCGTGAATAACGTACACAACCGCAGTTTTGTATTGAAGTTTGCCGCAGCCAAAGCGCTTACCCGCATTGAGATAAAAGCCAGTAGTTGGATGTTTGATTACAGCCCAAGGCTTGACAGCATGACGCTGGCCATTGTCGCCAATGCAAGTGCTCAAATTGACAACATGACACGTTATTTAGGGTTGAAAGATGTTGTCACTGGCTTACGAAATACTATCGAACTGCAGCAAGTGCACATTGGAAAATTAGAGCAAAAAGGGCAAGTGCAGCAGGAAAAACAAGCGGTAATGATAAAGCAGCGTCAACAAAAGGATAGCGAGGTGCAAACCGCTATCGTCAACATGACAACCGCGCAGGTCAGTACGATGTACCGACAAGTAAAACAAATTACATCAACTTCATAATCAGTAAAAGGAACACAACATGGCAATAGAACAAAGCATTGCAGAACTCGTGCAAGCCAGCAATAAACTCACTGGGGTTGTTGATGGCAAAGTAAAAGAAATTGACAATAAAGTTTTAGAATCAAAAACGAAGGTGGATGATTTTATTGGTTCAGCGCGTGGTGAGTTATCCCACGTTCTTTTGAGCCGAAATCAAATCATGGAGCCAACCACTAATGGGGATGGCATTAAAGGCTTTTCAACCATTGGTCTTGATTCATTTGAAGTGATTAAAGAAGCGACCATCCATGCGAGTTCAACTAGTGATGTTGACCATACGGGAAATGGTTACGCTGCTGAATTTAGAAAAAATGTTCATGGTGGTTATGTGAATCGTGCATTCCATATACTGCGCCTCAAGTGGACGCGTGGTACAGCATCACATCCTGCGCGAATAGATAATAATTGGAATAATGGTTATCAGCAAGGTGCGTTGACGAGTGGTTGCTACTTGAAAATATTAAGTGGTGATATCAGTGGTGATATGACATCGATTCATGAATTTTCTAATGATTGGCATTTCTACGGTATGCGCCAAGGCGTTAATAGTCTCAATGAAGCCTTCCATGGTGGGCATTCTAAGTTAGCGCTGTCTTCAGCACCTGGTGGCAGTGGCGAAATGCTGATTTGTTTGTTCGGTACGGTGAGTGGCGTTGTTAATTACGAGAAAAAGACATGGGGCTTATACCCTGAGTTTGCTCGCATTTCAGATGTTTAATAAGGAATTGTTAATATGAAAATAGTACACAATGGCGGATTAATCGCAACTATCGGTGATGCTTTAGATATTCACCAGGTAGAACGTTTCTTGTTTACGAATGGTTTTGCTTTACCGTTTAATGAGCTTGAACTTATCTATACGAAAGATGAAGCGTTAGATGTGCGTAAAAAAGCATATAAAACGCAATCAGACCCACTTTATATGGAATGGCAATTTGATAAGACCGCTGAAAAAGAGCAAGTATGGCGTGATAAAGTCGCGGAAATTAAAGCGCGTTATCCATTACCAGTTGATAGCTAATGCACAGTATTAGTCTTTGCTTCCACCAAACCGCGACCCTTTGCCCAGCTGCAGATGGAGCGGCCTTATTAGCAAATGCTATTAAGGATGAAAGCCGCCAGTTTAGACCAGCGGATTTCAATGCTCTGGTCTTATGGGTGAGCAGTGATAGCTCAACCGATTTAGCCAAGCGTTTAGCGCCGGTTAATGAATATTGCCCATTAGCCGGCTTTGTTGAATGTGGCCGTTATGCAGCGAGTCTAGCAACATTAGATTCAGATAAACTCACTCGTCCTAAAGGGACCGAGCAATCACTTGAGTGGACGGTAATGAATGACAAGCGGTCGATACCAGTGATTAAGCGGCAATATCAGGCTGCTTCATTAGCGCAGGTTAATGACCAAGGACAAGCGCTTATTAGTGATGTTGATAGCGCACTAGCAGAATGTAAGCAGTTAAAGGGGCTACGTGATGCGCGTTTAACAGCAACTGAATTTAACTCCACCAATACGGGCTTAAATTGTATGAGCATCAGCGCCAATACAGCCAAAGGCTTAGCCGATAAGCTGCAAGGTCTTGGTGATGATAAAGCGTATTGGGCTTTTTGTGCGTTCGTGGGCAATAGCAGTGAACTTGAACCGATTAAGGAACTGTTTTTATGATAGCGCTCGATGGTTGGCAAGTACCAGGTTATGAAACCAAAATAAAATGCAGCTTCAAATTAGCTGGTGAAGACTTAAGTGGCTACGGCTCCTTGACCCTATCATCGGATAACGGTGTTAAACCTGCCGTATTATCGGTTACTACAAAGATCCCTTTTAAAGATAAAGCAGAGTTAGCCAAGTTAATATCTAAGGCTAAAGAACTCGATGAACACGGCGCAAGAATGATCCGCACCGTGAATTGTGATGTAGCAGAATCATTCAAAGTCCGTAAAACCAAATTTGATGGTGAAATGAGTGCGACGGAAGATGATGAAATGAAGGCTTGGATTATCAGTTTTAATTTACTTGAAGTAATGAGTAAGTCAGAACGCGAGCAACTGCAGCTCGATGATGAAGCCAGTAACAATACAATTCCGCAAAGCAGTGATGGTCATAATTCACTACAGCAGCAATTTGAAAGTGTAGAGGGTCCGTAACTTATGACTAAGGCTATGGATAAACCCGATTCAGCACGACTAACCACCGTATTAACCATTGGTGGTAAACCCGTGGTTAATATTATCACCAACAGTGTTCAACTTGATTTGTTTAGCCCTGGTCGCGCTAGTTTTGTTGTTACTTGCGGACAAGAGCCTAAAGGTATCGTGGAATTACACCTAGGCTATCGTGTGGATAAACTGCAGCCTTATTTCATGGGCGTCATTGAATCTAAGTATCAATCATCCGGTCGTTGGTATCTGACTTGCCGTGAATTACTTGGCGCGTTGTCATTGCCGGCTAACATGGCCATTCTTTTGCCACGATGAAAGATGTATTAGACCAGTTATCACTGACCGGTCTTCAATTTAGCTATCCCGATGTTGATTATCTCAATCAACCGGTACCGTGTTTTTATCATCAAGGCGATGGCATATCGGTATTACGTCAGCTGGGGAAAATATACCAGGTACCGGATTACATTTTTCAGCAACGCCCAGATGGCAAAATCTATGTGGGCAGCTGGCATGATTCAGGCTGGGCCAAGTCGGTCATTACTGATTTTTCAGAACACCCAATCAAACCGATTAGTGCGACGACCGCTGAATTAATTGCGATCCCTAAATTACGTCCAGGACTAAAACTCAATGGCCGTTACCTTACTGAAGTGACATTAACAGGAAATAAGCAGGTTATCAGATGGTCAAAAACGCTATACGCCGCTTAGTATTACGCTACTTTCCCGAATTAGGACAGCGTAAACACTTACCGCAATTGGCTCGAATAGAGAAGATTTATGATATGCCGGTGAATGGCGCCGGTGTCAGCACTGCATTTCGCGCTTATAAAGCGGCTGATATTCAGTTGTTAGATGCGGTGACAGCTAAACCCTTAGCGGTACCTGTCTTTGAGCAAGTGAGTATTGCGTCAGGGCAGGGACATGAACATGGTTTGTTCGTAGAGCCCACACCTGGCATGCAATGCTTGATTCAATACATTGATGGCCTAGATTCATTGCCGGTTATTACGTCGCTGTTACCCTGGCATACTTTGGTACCCGATCATCGTTCTACGGATGTCAGTCTGCAGCAATCTCATCGCAGTAAGTTAGTTGGTAGTAATGGCGATTGGTACCTGCAGACAGACGGCGAAATAAAACAGACTAGCCAGAAATCAATTATTGAAGCCCAAACCAGCGAGCAGACTTACCATGAACGAAGCACCAAGGTCGCTACGCACGACATTAATAAAATAGACGGTAACCAGGTAAATGAAATCATGGGTGCGTTGAAAATACTCGTTGGTGAAAAGGCGATCATTACCTCGTTGGATAACCTGCTTTTAGGCAGTAACAAAGAAGTTAAAATACAAAGCGCAGAAGATATGCATCTTGACAGTGCCAAATCACTGATCATCAAAGCCAAGTATATAACTGAAGATGCAGACACTATTAAATTAAATGGCGGTACCGGCGTGATCACCTGTGCAAGCATTTGTCCTTTTACTGGTAAACCGCATGTTGATGGCTCCACTACCGTTTTTGCAGGGAAATAATATGGCATTAAGTAAATCAGCACTAAAAAGCAAGATTGAAGCTGAAATGGTGAAGGGCGGTATTGTAATTAAGGGAGAGCATGCCCAGGCTTCGGTATTAGCGCAAGCAATTGCGAATGCAGTCGTTGATGAGATCACTGCGAATGCCGAAGTCGGCGTAACAGGTGGTAGTTCGGCAGGGAAATATAAGGTTGGATAA